CTGTTTGCTGTTTGTGCTGTTGTTGTGCCTGTAATACGATTGCCATAATCGTGTCTGTAGTAATCATAGACTGTAGTTGTAGTCCAGTTTCTTCGTGGTATTACGAAAGATACATCTGAAGATGCAAGTTTTTTTACACCAAGCAAATCATCAAACGTATTAAATTCTTCTATGACACTGTCAACAGGCGTAATTGGAGCACTGTCTGTGCCTTGGTTTTCTGTTCTTAAATCACCTCTTGTTTGTGTAGCAAACGCTTGAGGTCTACCAACACCTAGATAATAGGTCTCTGGTGAAGCTTCTGAAAACGACTCACTAAATTGTTCAGCGTTGTTGATTCTAAACTTATTTGTTATAATTGCTGGCATATTCTTTATTTTCTTTTGTTATATTTATACGACATTTTTATAAGTACCTTACTATAATAGCTGCAGCAGCTCCTGGTGCTGTTGCAAAAGTTAATGTTGTTCCTGATATAGTATAATCTGTTGTGGGTCTTAAACAAGAACCGTTAACAAAAACCAATAAATCATTTACGTTTCTACCACTATTAATTGTTAATGTTGTAGTTGCACCATCTCCTGTGGCCGTTTCTGTTATATTTCCTAATACAATTTTACCAGTCATGTTACTATGGTTTTGACAAGCATAGTAAATTATGCTACTTGCGTTTGATGGTACTTCAATATATATTGTGCCTGTATATTGAGCACCAAAAGAACCAGTTGTAACTGTACCAGCTGTTGATACGTGTGTTACACCTGTTGTGTATCCGTTACCTGAACTATAACCACCTGAAACTGTTTGTAGGAAAAGTGGATGAGAAGAACCTTGTGTTAAATTTAAAGCGTAAGTATGACCTGCTCTTAAATATAATGTTGGTGAGGCTCCTGAATAGTGTGAGTTAAAATGATAAAAACCTCCTGAGTCTGTTACATCTATTGTTGCGGCCGTTTCACTGATACCACTTGCAATTTTGTTACCTGCTCTTATATTACTAATTGTATTATTATCAGTATTAATTGTTTTTGCTGAAAGTGTTTGTGTGCCGGTTGTTGTAACAACTGAAGAATCAATTGAAATTGTTCCTGATGTTGTAATTGTACCACCTGATAAACCTGTGCCGGCAACTATTGAAGTAATTGTACCGTTATTGCCTGCTATTGTTCCTGGTTGATATAAACCTGTTGTACTATTAAAAATTAAAACTTGTCCGTTTGTAGGGTTATTAGAACCAACATCTGATAAAGATTTTATACTAGAGTTTTCAGAAATTATTTCATTCCAACCACCACTGTCAGCAAAATATGCTTTTGCAGTACCAGTAGTTGTTGCAAACATACCGGCATAAGTTCCAGCAGCAGGTAATGAACCTATATTTGCAAAATTAAATCTTAATTTATTTCCTGAACTTGTTAAATCAATTGTGTTTGCTGAACCTGTTAAAGAAAGGCCAGCAATCGAAGATGTTGTACCACCTAATGATGTTGAAGTAGAACCTAAAGTAAATGCTGAGTTTACTAATTGTGCGTTTGATACACCGAGTGCTTTGATTGTAACATCGCCGCTTGAAACTGCAAAACTGGCCGTATTAAATGTTGCAACACCGGCATTTACTGAAGTTGCTAATTCAGCAGAAATAGTTAATGTACTTGAACCTACTGTAGTATTAATTCCTTCACCAGCTAAAAACTCTAATTTACCACCTAATGGTGTTGAATTTACTGTTGATGATTCATCAGAAAATTGTATAAAAGGATTTGCTATGTTTGCATTTGTAATTCCTGCCGTGCCACTTAAATTTGTATTTGTAAGGCCTGATATTGTATTTGTAGAAGTAGAAATATTTTTATTTGTTAATATATCTGTTGTATCACGTGCTACTAAAGTATGTGTGCCTGTAGGTATAGTTATTGTACCTGAATTTGAAATTGAAGATATGACTGGTAATGTTAAAGTTTTATTTGTTAATATATCTGTTGATGTTTCTGTTACAACATCATTATCTAAAGAGATTGTAACTGTATCACCTCCAGAAACAGTTGTTGTAATACCAGCATTACTTTTAAATTTTAAAGTACCACCTAGTGAAACGTTAATAAGTGAAGATGCATCATCTCTTATACTAATAGTAGGAAAAGTATTTGTTGGTGAATTTAAATTTTTGTTTGTTAAACTAACAGCATTAGCACTTGTTAAAATAGCTGTTACACCCGTTAATAGATTTAATTCAGTAGGTGTAGACGTAAGAGTAATTGTTCCACCGGCACCTAATACGTTATATAATTCTGTGAAATTATCATTAATAATTTGACCACCAGCACGTAGATTACTACCTGAACCGTCGTTTTGTACTGAACCTATATTAATTGTTTGTTTAGCCATGAATTAATCTTTCTCTATATTTATAATCATTTTATGGTGTTGTGTCATCAAAAGTTATTGGAGCACCCGTATCATCTATTGTTTGGTCAAATGTTATTAATGTGTTATCAAATTGATTTTGAGGTGTGAAAGTTGTAATTTCAGCAGGTATAGTTAACTTTGTTTTAATTAGTCTACCTAAATCAGTAGAACAAAATAATAACGTATTGTCTATACCATCTAAAGATGATCTTGTACCAAAAGTAACGTTTGCATTTAATTCGGCAATTGAATAGTTTGTACCTGATTGTCTAACAAAAGTCCTTAATGCTTCTCTATTAATTGTACCATAACGTGGGCCTGCATAAACAAAACCTTGTGCTATATCAACACCATTAAATGTTCCTCTTAAACGTGAAGTTATAGAAAGATTTATACTTGGAGTAAATAGTGTAACATCTCTTGTTGTATTTGAAAAAGGAGAGATTGTAGAAGTATCTAAATCCGCACCTATACCTGTTAAAGAATTTGCTCGTAGTGTTGTTCCATCAGATTGTGTACCTAATCTTCTACCAAATATTGTTGTAAATAAAGTGTTTATGATAGAGAATATTGGATCGTCTGATTCTAATGATACTGCACCTACAACAGGAGCACGTGCTTGCATATCTAAACGTGATTGTATATTTACTTTATTTGCAAAATAAAATCCTGCTGTGTGCATTGTCTTTTTAAAATCATCACGCCATTCATTAATAGAACGTGCAACTTGAATTAAATAAGAAAAATCTTGGTAGAGTAAACTGTCCTGAACTTTCATTGTAAATTCAGAAGCGTGGCCATCTTCATTAATATAAACGCCGTCAGTATCTCTTAAAGCACCAACTGTAACAGTGGCTGTTGCAGTTATAGATTTTTTAATTGTTGCGGTAGCAAGTGTGATAGAACCAGTTATGGTTGAATTTACTGTAAATGTTCCAGATACATTTTTTAAAACTAAAAAACCAGTAGATGTATTAAAACTAAAAACAACACCTGTAGCACCTGTGCTACTTGTAACTGTTTCATCTGCTATAAACGTTCCTGTTCTTTGTGTAATAACTAAATTTGTTTTAAATTTTAATGTAGGAGGCGTAGGTGCATTTTCATGTTCAGCACCAGCATCAATAATTTTTAATTCTCTTACACGGCCAATATCAGAACCAAAAGCTTTTAACGTGGCATTTAATCCAGTTGTGGTCGATATAGAAACTGTGGGTAATCTTGTATAACCTGAACCTGAATTATATAAAAATATATCTGTAATTTCTCCTACACCTGAACCTGATTCTTGTACAATAACATTACCAAAATAAGTATCTCCGCTTGTTGTTGCATCTTCTAAAATTATTCTATCTCCAGAACCATCTTCGTTACTAACACCGCCGTTTACAATTTTAATAAAACCTGCAGCGCCAGCACCATTTGTATTTGTATTCGTAAATACTAAATTATCGCCTATTGTATAACCAACACCTGTGTTATCTATTATTACTTCGGAAATTCCTCCTGAAGAAATTGATTTTGTTTGTATTAATGCACCAAAACCGCCTCCTGTTATTCCAACAGGATCTTCGTCTTGGTATAAAGAACCTTCACTTGTAATATTATATGAAACAGGTACACCTGTAATTTCTGATTTTACTATAAAGTCATCATCATCTGTTTTTGTACCTCGTATTTCTTCACTGACTTGAAAAGTACCTAATATACTTTCATCACTTAAAGTAATTTCGCTTACAATATGACCACCAATAATAAATTTTATAACTTCTTCTACAATAGCCTTTGCATTAGAAGTTTGACCCGTAATTGTTCTTCCTACTAAAGTATAATTATCGCCTTGTGATTCTATACATCTTATAACTTTTTTTGATGAAAACTTACCATCAGATACTCTTAAAATTTGTTCTCGTGGTAAAATTGTTTCTGAATTTTCATTAAACAATAATCTAAAAAATATTTTATGTCCTTCAATTGTACCTTTACTTTTATATAAAGATTTAATATTTTTAATTAACTTTCTTTTATCAACGCCTGTGTATAAATTTTCTGTTAATGTTGCTACAAATTCACGTCTAAATTGACTTAAAAAATTTGATATAACTTTATCAGGATCTCTAAAGTTTAATAATTCTTGTATATTATTTACTGGATTAGGTTTATAATTATTTACAACAGCGCTTGCATTTGAAGTTAAACCTAATATTGTTTCTCCTATAATAAATTTATCTTGTGCAACAATAAACAATCTATCGTTATCTAAATCTTCTGTAAATACTGTTGAAATGGCCTTTGATGTTTGGCCTTGTATGATTTCACCTCTTGTAAATTTGCCAATCGTAGAACTTTCTAAAAGTATTTTATCACCTTCATCTAAAAGAGTAATGTCTGAACCGATACCTGAACTGTTTAATATTAAAGTATTTAATTGTTGTGTTTCAGTTTCTAATTGTATACCGTCGGTTGTTTGCACAGAAGTAACCGACAATTCGGCCGCTTCCATAAATGTGTAATATGTTTTTAAAAATTGTAAAAATTTAGGATGGTCGTCAAGTACAAAATCAGGTACTTGTGAACCTATAAGACTTGAAAGTTTGTCTTTAAATGTAGCCATAATAATTAATAGCTATTGTTAGTTGTGTAACCTACTCCTGCGTCCGCTGAACCACCTACAAAAGTATCTATCGCAACCGATACCAAAGAATTTTCAATATCAATTTCTACGATTTGATCTCTTACAGGCACTACATCATTTGAACTTGGTTTCACGGTTAATTCAATTACAGTAGAAGTTGCACCTCTAATATTTTCAACATTTGTAATATTTAAAGATGTTAATGTGATTTGTCCTGTAATGTAATTAATTGTGCCTTGTGTATTATTTACGTAGGTACGAACACCACCAACTAATCTATATCTTCTTATATTACCAGAACCGTCATCATCTAAGAAAAATATATTTGTTGCATCACCACTTACTCTAAATCCTGATGACTCTAATACACCCCCGTTTAATACATTGTAACCTAATACAGGATTAAATATAGCGTTTCTAAAATATATATCATATCTTAATGAAGAATTTAAAGTAGGTGTAAAAGTTTTTCTTATTTTAATTGTAGTGGTGTTTGAAACTATACTTGTATCTGTATCATCTATTAAACCTATCAATTTAGAATGTCTAAAAACTCCATCAAATTTTTGTAAAGTACCAGTATTATAATTTTGTAAAGTTGTTAATACGTTTGTTTTTATAGTATCAGTAGATTTTGTTGTTAACCTTGAATTATATTTAACACTACTTGTAATTAATACTTTAGTTACTTCAGGATCTACAATTACTGGCCTTACTGAAGCAACGTTATAAGGTTTTAATGCTGTAATGATACTTTGTTTTGTAGCAGTTGTAAGTGTTGAACCACTGGCCGCTTTAATTGCAATCTTCACTGTACCATAAACAGGTGTTTCATCATCTTCACCACCCCAAGCACTTACTGAAAGAGCATTAGGATAAATTGATGTTACTATTGTTTCATAATCAGAAGTTGTAACGGCACGATTTTGTGCTGCATAGCCTAAAGGTGCTCTAAAACGAATTGACTCTTTTGATTCAGCAGCATTACCACCTTGTGATACAGAATTAGTTGTAATTGTAATATCAGAAAATCCACCGATAGTTGTTGCAATAGAAAATGCAGCTGCACCATTTGATTCATCTCTATTCGTAACAATATATTCTAATATAACAATATTACCATCTTGTAAAGCGGCACCGATTGTACCATCACCAAAATAAACTTCAAATTTACCATCATCTGTTTCTTGTAAAAAATAAACCTTTGATATGTTAGTTACTGCATTATATCCTCCTGCTAAAGAATAGATATTTGTTGTTGTATTACTTGAACTGGTTTGTACAGAAACTTTTAATGTAGTAGTATCACAAGAATCACTTTGAATTATAAATTTTTGGTCTGGATCATTTGCATCAACCGTATATCTATAAGTTACAAGTGTACCTTCGTATATTTTTATATTTGAAAAATTGTAAATTCCGCTTGTAGGAGAAATAACATAATCTTCGTTTGTTAAGTACTGATATGATACGCCATCTATACTTGTTGTAAAAATTGTTCCTTTATTTAATGTTAAAGTAGGGCCTGTGGCGTCATTGACTCTTATATCAATGTTTGCTTCTGGTGCTCTTACAGAAGATGGTGTATAATTTAACATCTTTGCCAATGACACAACATTTTTTCTTATGTCAGCACTGTCTAAGTATATTTCATTAGCTAACATATTTGCATTGAAACCTAGATAGTGTGTATTATAAGCAAGTATGTCTAAAAGTATGGAAAAACCTGAACCTTCAAAATTATAATCTTGGAATTCTGCTTGACTTTGTAAAAATGTTTTTAAGTTGGCCTTGACTACGTCAAAATCAAAATCTGATATTTCTAGTTTATTACTTGCCATATTATCTTAGTCTTTCTAAGAACGATTCTACTTCTATTAATTGATCTGTTCCTACAACGTAAAAATAAATTCTCATATCATAAGCATTACTATCAATATTTGGATTAGCTGTTATTTGTACTAATCTAATACGAGGTTCAAAATTTATTAAAACTTCCTGCACTCGTCTTTGTAACATTAATGCAGTCATTGGTGTAATAGGTTCAAATAACATTGACCTAATACTCGAACCTATTTCAGGATGAAAAGGCCTTTCAAAGTGTGATGTATTAATTAGATTTCTTACACTTCTTTTAACAGCCTCAATATCAGTTAATTTACTTACATCATTAGTTACCGGATTACGACCAAAATCTAAATCTAAATCTTTATAATTTGTTGTAGCTCTTTTACTTTTGTTTAAAGAAGCGGCATCGTAATTTGGCATATGTATATTTATATTGATTTTTGTTAACCTGCAAAAACATTTGGTGAACCTTGTGCAACTGACGTACAACCCGCTATTGCATCGCCAACTCTTCCGCAACCCTTGCCATTAATAAAAACTGTAGTTGAACCAACTTCAATAGGTGCTGAATGTGAAGGACAAGGTATACCTGGCAATAAATGGCCAGTATTATTATCTCCTTGACGTGACACCGCTATACCATTTACAAATACATTGTCTGAACCAACAGCTCTTTGAGGTGTGGAACAATGTGATACATCATTATCACCTATTCTTGTTA